CTACGAATAACATATCAACCTTTGGTGAAGAAGCTGGTTTTACAGCTACTAAATCAAGACCAATGGTCTGAGCAGCGATTTTCATTGATACTGGAAGAAGATTCTGTCCAATATCACCTGAACCAATACCACCTGCGGTACCAAGTCCATAATCACCCCATACTAAACCTGGAGTTGTTGATGGGATTGCTGGTGTTACAGCACCCATTCCGTGGATGTTACCTAATGTTGTGTAAGCAACATTTTCATTTAATGAATGCATTTCTGCATATTCTGCCATCCATCTTTGTTTGTAAGGATCAGTCACGCCTAAATTTTCAAGAACTGGTTTCCATTTAGGTAGTACCTTATCTGTTTCAACTATATACATTTTTTTTATTTATTTTTTTAAGACTATTGTCTTTATTAATTTTTAAGTAATGATATATATTCTTTAAAAAATGTCATTTTTTTCTATTTTAAGAATTCAATTTATCAAATACTTGTTTGAATCTATCTATTTGAGCTTCAGTAAGTTTTGAACCATCAACGATACGATTCTCTGTGATTAAGGTTTTTGAAGGTTTTTCGTTTGTATACCTTTCTAAATTTCTACTAAACCAGAAACTCTCAAATTTTTGTACTGTATCAAGAGCAGGGAATAATCTTGAAGTCAATAAGATATCGTTTTGTACCTTATTATCAATTTTTTCCCATATTGGTTTTAATTCTGATGGCATAGCATCAAGTAATAAATCATTAAATGATTTTCTTTTTGGTGAAAGAGTTTCGTTAATTATAGCAACGACTTGTGCTTCGCTTGTGTATGTACCTTCACTTTCTTTTAATGCGAGTTTTACTTTAGTTTTATCTTCATTAGATAAAGCATAATAAGCGGCTTTTCTTCCTTCTGTTAAGAACATCAAGAAATGTGGCTGATCTTCTTTTGAGACTTTTTGTTTTTGAGTTTCAAGGATCAATGTATTTAAATTTTCTTTTAATGATTTTCTAACTGTATCTAACTTATTACCTAATTTGATAACAAGAGATTCTTGAACTTCAACAGGTTCTTCTTGTGTATCATATTGAACAACAAGAATACCCTTTTGTGGGTTCACAGCAAGAACTTCACCAGTTTCATCACCTACGGCGATTGTATCGCCAGGAGTAAACTCTTCCTTTTCACCTTCAACAGGTGCAGGTTCTTCTGTTGTTGGTTCAACAGGCTCCTCAGTTGGTAATTCGGTTGGGTCTGGTTCGCCTTCAACAGGTTCAACTTGTGCTGGTTCACCTTCAACAGGTTGATCTACAGTTTCCTCTGGTTTTGGACCTTCTGGTGTTTCTTCTTCATAATATTGATTTATATCAATATCTTTGGTTTCTTCTTCATTGATAAATTCAAAATTTTCAAGAACTTTACCTTCTTTAAGTTGTTCTGTTAAAAGTTTTGATTTTTCAATAGTTTTATCAAGACTTTCAGCAATGTAATTTGTGTAAGCCATTGCATCGTCTAAATTCTCAGCAATATATTCAGAATATGAGATATTGTTATCTACATGTTCTGCAATGTATTCTGAATAAGCAATTGTGTTATCAAGATTTTCAGCGATATATTCTGAATAGACAATTGAATTGTCAAGATTTTCAGCTAAATATTCTGAATAAACAATTGAGTTGTCAAGATTTTCTGCTAAATACTCTGAGTAAACAATTGAGTTATCAAGATTTTCAGCGATATATTCTGCATAATCAATTGACTTATCAAGATTTTCAGCTAAATATTCTGAATACTTAATATTTTTGTCAACATGTTCTGCAATATATTCTGAAAAGTCGATATTCTTATCAAGTGTTTCAGCGATATATTTACCATACTCAATAGATTTGTCAAGGTTTTCAGCTAAATATTCTGTGTAACCTCCGACTTTTTCAATGTTTTCAGCAAGATAATCACTATGCTTAATTAAATCTTTCGTTGTCTTTTTCAATTCAACATTTTCATTAACAACAATTTGTAATTTTTCAGCCAAATAGTCTAAGTATTTGGTCATCTTTTGCTGTTGCTCTTGTAATTTTTCATAATAACCGAGCATTGATTCTAACTTAGCGGGATCAAAATCACCTTTACCTTTGACTTGTTCATTGATAGCGGTTTTAAATTTTTCAATCTCATCAGTCAAATAATTTGAATACTCTAGCATTTGTTTTTTTGTTACTAAATCTTCATTATTCATGTTAAATAATTCATTAATTTTTGACTCATCGGATACATCATATATCCTAAAGTTGGCGTTTTCGTTAAATCCCAAACTTTCGTTTATAGATTTTACCTCCATTCTTGCTGAACTAAAGCCTGGATCAGCAACGGCATCATAAGTAAATAACTTTTTTACAGTTACAGTACCATCTGACTCTGTAATACCTGCAGCACGAGATGATACGAAAATTGGACAGCCATCATCAACAAGAGCCTTCGCTTCTTTTCCCCAATGAGTATTGAGTAATCGAATTTCACCTTTTACGATATTTGTTTCTTTAACATAAAAAGCTTTTTCAATAGTGTGCGAAACTCTTGACAATGAAGTGTCAAAAACATCTGGATGATCAAATTCACCATAAATAACACCAAGTTGAGTTTTTCTATTATTCAATTCTTGAAGATGCGGTAAGAACTTTTCAGCAGTATAAATTCTATCATTTCTATTCTTGATATTAAATTCTGTGAAAGTACCGCCTAAGATATACTCACCTTTGACTTGTGTTGATTCATTAAGTGGTTTAAGACCGTCCATACAATGTTCTACAATTAGGACTGGTTTCATACTTTTTTGATTTTTTCTTTATATATAACTTAAAAAAATCAACTTTTTTCTATTTTTGAATATCTATGAAATTCTATAAAACAAGAAAGCCAGATTTTTCAATCTGGCTTTATTTTTTAGATTGTATTGATGAAATCATCAATATCATCATCTATTTCTTTAGACTCTATTATTTCTATTTTCTTCTCTGAAATTTTAGGTGTCTTTTTAACTTTTTTTGGTTTTTGAACTTTTGGTTTTTCTTCAATCTTTTCTAAAATTTGCTGTTTTTCTTTTTCAGTTTTTTCAAGTTCTTCTTCAAAGTCCAAAATTTCTTTGGTTTCAACAACTTCAACTAAAGGCTCTTCTTTTTCTATTCTTTCAACAATTTTTTCTAAATTATCAAAAGTTTCTAGTTTTTCAACTTTTTCAATATCTAAAATTTCATCTTCTTCTATATCTTCTAAAATTTTTTCTACTTCATCTTCACCATAATAAACACCTGGCATTTTGAGTTTTTTTACTTCACCCTTAATCATCACTTCGTAATATTTTCCGTTTTCTCCTAAAAAACTCTCAATTGTATTAATATCAATATTATTAAATAACAGTACTGATAAAATTCTCCTGTTGTCACTCATATTTTTAAATTATTTTTTAAAATTCAGTTTGTCCGCCACCTTGTGCACCACCTTGTGCACCTTGAGCTCCACCACCTTGAGCACCGCCCATTTCACCGCCCATTTGAGCACCTTGTCCACCCATTTGTGCGCCTTGTCCACCCATTTGAGCACCTTGTCCACCCATTTGAGCACCACCCATTTCACCGCCCATTTCACCGCCAGGCATACCACCCATTTCTGGCATACCACCACCTGCTCCACCTGCACCGCCACCTGCACCAGGTGATGCTAATCCGCTCATCATCTTAAATTTATTGTTAGATTCAATATCTTTATCTGAAAACTTCATAATGTTTCTAACAATCCATTCTATACTAAGATAAGGTTTGCCTTCACCATCTTGTAAATTGCTTGATAATGTTGAAGCAATTTCGGCTCTTTTTGCCAAATTATTCAAATATTTCCATTCTTCGAATAGATCATTTGAATTAAATACCAATTTTATATAACTATCAAATAATCTATCATTTTCGAGTTCAGGAAAATCTAAAACCATTTGAATTTTCAAAGGCTTTACTAAAATTTCTTTGAACAATATTCTTAAACGATTTACAAAATTTTTGAATCTAATTTCATCCATTGTAATAGAAGCTGTATCATCATAAAAATTACCACCACCTTGATCTTCATCCAATCTTGAAAATGGCATTTTAGATGCTCTTTTTAATTGTTTATAAAACCATTGTAATGTAATATCTTCATTTAATTCTGCCTGTTGTGGCTGTTCAATTGTCATTTCTGGTGTACCTAATTCAGAAGAAGGAAACCAATAATCTTTTGAGTGAGGAATTTTTGTTGAACCATTAATATAAGGTATACCAGTTCTATCATCCCATTCGATATCTTCGTGATATTCACTCATCAATTGTTGAATTTGTTGTTCAGCCTGTTGACGAGTTAAACCATTAACTGGTATAACAAACTTCTTATAAATAGATGCTTGATTTAAATTATACATTAATTTAGTAAATTCTAATAATTTCAATTGATTATAAGGTTTAATAAGACCTTCAACATAAGATGTTTCATCATAATCTAAATTATTAGAATAAGAAATATAAACAATATTTGCATCTAATAAAACTCTTCTTAATTGTGGTATATCTGGATTCTGAATCCATACAACTGTTCCTGTACCTGGTTCGGCTGCAACTATAAGTGTTAGAGGATCTAATAAACTAAGACTTATAATATTTTTTTGATCATCATCGTAAACTATTTCAAATGCCAAAAAACCATCAATTAAGAAAGTCTTCATATAATTCCAAGCAGTTATGCCATCATTAAAATCAAATGCATTATAAATTTTTCTGAAATTTTCTTGAAATTTAACTCTTAACGATTGATCATAACTATCCGGTAAGTCAGTAATTGAACAAAAATAATTATCAGTATTATAGTTTATTGCTTCTTCGGCTATCCTTGTAACATAATCTTTAATTTCTTCTTTTATAGCGTATTGGTGCAAAATTTTTCTTTTATCTAAATATCTTCTATCTAAATTTGCAATAGATTTCTTCTCTAAGATTTTAGAAATAATTTTCTTAGTAAATAAGTCGTACATATTAGTACCTGGTTCATAGAGTAAATTACTAGTATCTTGAAAAGCACCAATTGCTTGACTATTTCTCACAACCATTTCTTGATCATCCATTCCAAAATTGCTAAGCCTTCTCAATAATTTATTAGCAAAACTTCTTCCTACGTTTCCTCTTCCGAATTCATACATCGAATTAGGTTGTTGATACCTATTATATGTTGCCATTTTTAAGTTTAATTTTTATTATATATTAAAATATAAAAGTCCATTCAAATATTATCAATTAATTTGAGATTTTTCTCAAAACTCCTGAGTGCTTTATAAAAAGTCTCAATATCAGTTTCGTAAAGTTTCAATATCTCTTCGAATAATTTAATTTTATCTGAAAATTTCACTCTAAGATTTTCATTTTGAATTGTTTCCAAAGTATCATACATCATTCTCCTATTAATATATAACGTATCTATGAAAATAAATCTATGTAAAATAGTGGATGATATTTCAAAAACTTTAAGTATTTTAGAAATATCAAATGCGGTTATAGAATAAACTTTATTTTGCTTATTTTTTAGATAATTATATATCCAATCAATTCTAAAACATGATTCTTCTCTAACCTTACCTTTATTGAAAATTTTATCTGAATTTTTATCATATGCACCTTGATTATTTCTAATTATCGCATCAATGAGTGCAATTTTATATGCTAATGGTAAATAATCAAAATTAATTGCATATAATATATTTTTATTATTTACAATTTTAAGTTGTTTTTCTAATATACCTTTTTCATTTTTATTTGGTACTGGCGGAATAGTTAAAATAGGACACCACAATTTATTACCATTATAATCATATTGAATAACATAAAATTTTCCTATTTGCATATTTAATACATTAGTACCTCTGACTTGATTGCTTGGCTGTCTAAGAATACAAGAGAAAATCTCCAAAGTAGATTCATCTCTAATTACCTTGATATCTTGTTTATATTGTCCGTAAAGTGCTCTAATTTCTTCAGTAAATGTCATATACTATATATAAAATTATAGTATTACTCATTTTTTTGGTATTAGTCCTTTTTTAATGAGATCATCTTCTGTTATGATGATAAATTTAATTCCCCTTTTCTCACACCACTCTTTTGTAAAAGCCCATTTATGAAGATTTTTTCTATATGTATTAAGAGAATATTCGTAATTCTCTAACATTTTAAGTGTTTGTCTTTTAGGTGGTTTAGGCGGTTCTGTTTCTGATTTTGGTTTAATTTCTACGATAATTCTATCATATTTTTCAGGATCTCCATTTTGAATCATTTCTAAATAAAAATCTGGGTAATATCTGTGAGTTTCTAATTCGTAATTATTATTTGTAATTTGATATTTGATTTCTAATCCTTCGGAACTCCATTTTTTAACCTTTTCGTTAGTATCACAAAATTTACAAAAAGCATACTCCCAAGAACTGCGATAAAGTATGGGTGGGTGACCAATATATTTTTCGGGATTAAGAAGATAATATTTACCTTGTTTGTATTTGTTCTTGTTATCTTTCGTTCTTCGGTTTCCTAATGGCGTTCTGTTTTGTGACATCTGTAAATTCTAGTAATTTGTTTAATTTATCTTTTCGCAATTTGTTATCTTCTTCATTTTCAAATTTTTCGTTCAAAAACTTGACATTATACGCCTCTCTGGCAAACTCAATTTTTTGATTTAATTCATTCATAGTTAAATATTATGTTTTCTATATGAATTTACTAACGCGGGACTAGGTGGATCCTGTACTAACTTTGTATTATCTGTAATCGGAATATAATATTTTCCTTTATTAGAAGCTGCTACATCATATAATGTTGGAAATCTATTATATGCACCATTTTTAACATCTTGAAATTGAATATCTCTTACCAACATTATAAATTGTTCATCATTTCCGTACGGTAAAGGTCCTGGTACAGAATCAAAATAACCTTCGTGTCTAACCCAATCATTTAAAGCCATGTTTTTAATTTATTTTTTTAAGTTCTTCTATTGATTCTTTTAATTCTATTATTCTATGATTACAACTATTTATATTTGCTGTGAGTTGAGGTAACTCTTCCTCCGTTAATTGTCCTTGTGATATAAATCTTACTCTATCCTCCCATTGTTTTAACAATTTATTTTCCAAGAATAATCTTTCTTCTAAAATTTTAATAGCAAAAGGGTATTTAGATTTAACTACATTTTCATAAACTCTATCAATCTTCATAAAAACTTTTTTTTGTATATATTATTTTTTTAAAATCAAAAACAACAGGATATCCTGTTGTTAAATATTATGAAGTCCTTTGCCATCATTAGAATGACTTAAACTTACCATTTTTGGCGATTCTTGATTATTTTTCTTTTGATAAATAACATTGAGACCTCCTGCTATACCTCGCTTGCAAATTTCTGAGAAATATGGAAATGCTGAAGAATATTTTTTTTCATTAAATCCTTGCCAGTTTTGAAACATCATCAAAATGCCTTGTTGCATACAATCATATTTATCATCTTCGTTTTTATATTTTCTTTCAAATTTTCTAATCATTTCCTCACCAATCTTAATCATCATTCGTTCAGCTTTTTTTGTTAGTCTACCCTTACCTTTTGATAAAACTACCTCGTAATAAAAGTCCGAATCATCTATGTATTTAGCCATATATTATTTATTTTTTGAATATTTTAAAATGATAACTTCATAATAAAATTCTTTTTTTAAAAGCCTATAAATATATGTTAAATGTGTAAATGCCTGTAATATCTTGATACTTAATAAATTATTTATTTTTATTTAGTCTTATTAAAAATAACGCACTTCTTTATATATCACTATCGAATAAAAGTTTACAAAAAAAGTTATTATTTACAATTATTTCGTAAAAAGTGTTGATTTTATTACGTTTTAAAATATAAGAAGGGTCTCATTTTCGTGAGACCCTTCTTTGAAAAAATTTAATTATAAAACCATTTTCTTAGCCTTAACTTTATCTTCTTTTACTTGTTTCAAATTTTCATAAAGTTCATGTTTAGAAATCAATAAATCGTTAAAAATTTTCTTCAAATTTTTATCTTCATTTACTAATTCTTCATGTTCTTTTAAGAGTGCTAAACCTTCATCAATTTCCTTGATACCTTCTTTAATTTCCATTTCTTTATCTTCTAAGGCTTTTAAATGCTTAACTTCCTTTGAAAGTTTATTATCTAAAAACTTCGATAAATCATAATCTAATTCTCTTCTAACGTCATTAATTAAGTTATTTGCTGAATTATATTCATAAAAAGCTTCACCTGTTCTTGCATCTGAATTAAATAAATACATCTTATCTTTATAATTGATAACATATGCTTCTAAATAAGGATATAAAGAGTTTTCAACTTTTAATGCAATGTCTAAATCAACAAATTTATCAATATTCTGAGCTGCTGTGTTTGCCAAAACATAATAATCTCTCTTTAACCAAGGAATAATTTTTGAATCAAATAAATTCTCTAATGATGTTTCCTTATCTAATTTTTCTTCATTTAAGAAAACTTCTTTGTTATTTTTGGTTGAAATGCCTAATGTAAGATTTTCGTCTAATCTAAAAGTAATTAAATCTTCTTCAACATTACCTACTGTCATAACTTTTTCTAAGATTCTAAATTCTCTAACTTTATCTAAATCCTTGATGTGATTTTCTAAAAGTGTTTGTTTGATTTCATCTTGACCGATTAAGAACCATTTATCCTTAACAAATACTAGATTACCTTCTTCTGTTTTTTCAACTAATGTAAATACCTTTGAAGCCTTACCTGAATTAACTAAATTCTGTCTTTGAATTGGATTGTTCATATATCCGTTTAAGAATAATTTAACTTCTGGAATCCAATCATGAATGACTAATTCATTAAGAATTGAAGTCATTTTTGAATCATTGTCTTGCATATTAATAATGTTAAGAATTGAATTCAATGCTGGACGATACATCTGTCCATAATTTTTTCTTTCAATTTTCTTGTAAAGATCCTTTAAATTGTAATTTAATGGTTCACTCTTAATTTCATCCTCAAAAGATTCAACTAATTTCTTAACCTTAACATCCCATGCAAATGTTGCGAGAGTTTCTTTCATTGAAGCAACGAGTTCCTTTTCAGAAAAATTATCAAAATTATTGATGTATTTTTCAACAATAACATTTAATTCATAGTCCTCAATAGGTAATTCTCTCTTAAAATTAAATAAATCATACTTTAAATTTTTCATTTCTATTGGTTATTTTTTGTACTGTATCTTGCAGTTTTTTTATTTTTTTAATATAATTCTGAATCTATATATTAACAAAAAAAACTCGTTTTTTATCAAAACGAGTTTTTAAAATGCTTATTTTTATTAAAACTAAATTAAAGATTATACCTATTAGCAGCCATGTATAATTCTACATCATGTTTATCCTTTGAAAAGTATTTAACATTTTCAAGATCAAATGGTTGCGAATAATGATATTTTTCAGCGTCTGGATCGTCATCTTCAAAAATAAAATAAACATTAAGCCATGCTTTTTTCAAATCAAAAGTATAATCTATATTTGTGATTATGGCAATATGAGTATCTAGCAGTTCTTTATAAAATTCAGGAAATTCTTCTTTTTCTGACTCACCAAGCCATACATAATCACCTTCCTCAGGTAAATCTTTCTTATTTTCAAATGCTCTTAAATATTTCATCATTCCATATTATTTATTTCATTCTCTCTATTCTTCTCTTTTTCTTCAATTATATCCTTTCTACTTTTTACATCTAAAAGATTATGATACCAATAAACTCTCTTAAGTGGACGAACAGCACCTTCTGTATTACCATCAGGTTTTGGAATACCTAAATATTCCCAATCTATTTCATCATCATTATCACAAATTTCATAATCATCACTTAAAACTTGAAAACAAGGATAATAAGTTTGAACTTCTAATGAAAATTTCATAGTTATTGTATTATCAGAAGCTAAATTAATTTCTCTTGGAATTTCTATACCTGTATCAGAAGGTAATTTAAAAAATGCATCAATTTTTAATCCAAAATAACTAATATAAAAGAATCTATAATTGTAAAAAACATCCAATAATTTAGTATAACAAGTATCGACTTCCCAATTATTGTCTAATCTTATTTGTACATCATAATTCAATGAAATAGGCACACCTCTAGTTCTACTAACAACTGTTCTAAATTCATCGTTTATTTTTGTTTCTTTTGCTAAATATTGATTTGGATTTGCTACTTCTTCATCTCTTTGAGAGCCACCCTTGAAAGTAACAACTCCTCTTTGTTTTTGATCTGTATTCAATTCCACTCTTGTACTAGCAGTATCATCAACAAAAGCATCTAATAAAAATCTTTCTTGACCAGCCATTGAGTTATAAAAAGGTATTAAAACTCTTATTTTCCTACCATCACTCCATCTGTTAATCCATCTAACTTTTGTAGTGAGAGCCTTACATAGGGCAACTGTTGTCATTCTGACAAAATTATCATCATAATTATATTCATCATCTATATGCATAAAACTTTTTTAATTTATTCCTATATATAATTTTTTAGTCTATTCAAAAACAAATTAGAAGAATGGTACATAAAAGAATATTCGTAATAAAAGTAGAAAATTCCACCGTAATACTTCGTGATCATTATGTGAAAAAAATATATAAAAATACTATTGGGATATATTATACTAGAACTGGTTTTATAGAAATTGCAAAAAAATGGAAATATAAGAGAAATTGTGAAAAATTTATAGAAAAACTTAAAGAAGAATTAGATCCTACAAAACCACTCTTAAAAACTGACACATTAGAAATAGTAGAAATAACAGATAAACAAGTACTTAGAGGTATTAAATTAAAAAAACTTAAAAAATGAATATACGAAAGGGTGATAAAATAATAATTAATAAAGATAAGGTAGCAAAATATCTCGGCTTCAATAAAAAATTACCTTTATGGTATTCTAGTGATATTTATACCATTACAAATATAGAAAATAAATATGTAACACTTAACAAAGACTTACCAAATGGTACTGGAAATAAGATACATATTGAATTTATCAGATTATTAAAATCTGAAAGAAAAAAGAAACTTTTAAAACTTCTCAAACTATAATTATTGGGAATAATTCCCATTAATCAATTCATAGTTGTTAATGAAAATGCCGCCTACGGACGGCATTTTCGATTTTAAAATCTTTATATATACTTAAAAATAATATCTTAAAATGAAATATATTAAAGATTTTGAAGCAAAGATTATCAAAAAAGATACCACAGATGTTACATTTAATGTTGGCTCATTAATTCAGATAGTAGATGAAAACGATAAAAATATAGGTCAAGCAAAATTTAAAAGAGTTCTAAAAAATGAGTATAATGTTGAATATAAAAAAAGACCTTATAAAGTAAGTAAAAAGGATTTGGTATTGAATATACACGGACAAGTTCAAACAGAATTTAAAAATCTTAAATAATTAAATATTTCATAGAAAAGCCGAATTTCGGTTTTTTCTATTTTAAACCTTTCATATTTTTCATAATATATTAAATTGAAATAATTATAACTTATGAAAAATGATATGTTTTGGTATAAATACCAGCCTAAAAGTCTAAATACAATTATTTTATTACCTAGAATTAGAGAATTAGTTAAAGATGGAATATCAGCTAATATGATATTTTATTCTGAAACTCCTGGTACAGGAAAAAGTACACTCGCCAAAATACTATGTAAAGATACAGATAATATTGAATTTAATGCCTCACAAGATACGAGTGTTAATATTTTGAGAGAACAACTACAAAAACATTGCAAAAGTTTGAATCCATTTGCAGCAAAAGGTGCGTTAAAAACAATATTTCTTGATGAGTTTGATGGAGTTTCTGCTGAATATAAAAAAGCAATGAAAGGATTTTCAGATCGTTATCAACATGTACGATTCATTTTAACTACAAACTTTATTCAAGAAATTGATGATAAGATAATTTCAAGATTTATCAAGGTGGACTTTGATCCAAAAAATAAAGAAGAAATCGATTATCTTCAAACAATGTATCTTAAATACCTTAAAGCAATTGCAAATAAGGTTAAACTAACAATTTCTGATGAAGAACTCAGAAAAATTATTATGTTGAGTTTTCCTGATCTAAGAAGTGCGGTTCAAAAATTACAAGAAGTTTTTATTACAAAAAATACTGAGCAATTTAAAAATTTAAGTTCTTCTAGTTATGATGATATTTTTAACTTTATTATGGATGGTAAAAATAATGTTGAAGAAAATTATCATTTTGTACTAAATAACTTTCAAGACAATCCATTAGAACTTATGAAAGCATTAGGAAGACCTTTATTTAATAGAATTATATCTATTGATAATACGACACTTGTTAAACAAGGTGCAACATTAATTAATTTACAGAAAAATTATAATGAAAAATATAATGAAACAATAGATCCTATTATTCATTTAATCTCATATGTAACAGATATAAAAGAATTATTAAAAAAATGATAAAATATGAGAATAAGAAGTAATATCAGTTACGCAGAATATTTGGCTTACATTTTAGGTGGTTTTCATCCTGGCAGACAGATTAGAAAAGAAAAAATTCAAAAATTAAATAGAATCAATAAAATTGAAGCCATAAATCAAATAATATTATAGACTGATATAAATAAAAAATAAAATTTTGAAAACAAAATTTAGAATTAAAGAAGTAAAAAGAAATGGTCAATCAGAATTTTATCCGCAGATAAAAATTCCTGAAAATAAAAAAATCAATTTTAATTACGAAGTTGATGGTAAATGGTTAACAATTAAAAATTTTAATTTACCAAAAGAATCACCAAAATTTAGACCCTCTAATTATAATAGTATAGAGGAATGTAAAGAACTCATAGATGAATTTAAAATTAATCTCAATGTATATATAGTAAAAGAAAAAATAATTATACACGAAATTTAAGAATTATGAAAAAGAAAGAAAATATTTGGAAATATTTTGATGATACATTTGAAAAAGTTGAAGACTACGAAGTCAATCAACCTTCAAAAGTATTAGAATATTATGGTGAAGCATTAGAAGAAGATATGAACCAAATGCTAGGATATGATATAGTATTTGATATGACCAGTATAAATTCATATCCAATTAGTTTGAAATCAGATTTTTGGATCACAGTACCAGAAAATAAGACACCTAATGGATATAGAATAAGAGTTTTTGAAACTAGTTATCCAGATAAATTATATCCTTGTAAATTACATTGTTTATTAACTGAAAACAGATATGATTGTTTGAGTAAAGAAGACTTATCTGAAAAGATTTTGGGTGAAATTAAAAATGAAAGGTTTAAGGAAAAAATATATCTTCTTCTTCTTCATTTTTATACCAAAGAAGAAATTGAAAAATTAAGAACAAATAATGAATCAAGCTCTTAATAAATGGACTTCTTCTATATTAAATATATCTTCAGGACAAACAGATTGTTCTAATCAATTTGATAATATTGGTAATATAAATTCTACTACGGGTTCTACCGATTTCAGTTCATTTGCATTTCCGTTAGTAAAAAGAATTTTTGGCGGTACAGTTGTTAGTGGTGGTTGGAGAAAATCTAAAAAACAGCAACTAAAAGAAACTAGAATCAACAAACTTCGTAAAATTAAAGGAAAAAAACCTAATGTAACTTTACCTGACGATGAATTTGTTGATGGATTAGTATCTGTTCAACCACTTTCATCACCAATAGGCTTGCAACTATTTTATACAGATTATGTATATCAATCTTCATCAGTTAGGAAAAATAGAAAAACAAAATTAGAAAAGTTAAATAATTCTATCAGAATCAACAAAATTAAATATATAGAAGAAATGCTTCAAAAAATAATAGAAGAAAATGGATGATATTAAAATGTTCAAAGAAAAAGCAATTAATGATTTTATCTATCAAAACATAAATTTAACACATACGGGTGCTAATGATATTAAAAGAGGTTTAAAACAACTTTTGGGAGAAGAGCCAGCAGTTAAATTTAATTACAGAGAAAACATGAAAATAAATGAAACAACAGGAAAAGTTGAAAGATTAAATAATGAATTAGAATCAATAGAAATTTATTATACTTATATAGGTTCTGATAGTCAACAACATGCTGGTCATATGAAATATGTAGTTAGTTAAGTATTTTGCAATCTTAAAAACCGGGAAAAATGAACATTAACAAACTAAAACAGAAGGAAATGCAGGAAATAAAAGACTTCTGTAGACAAATGGAAGAATACGGGCATATATTTTACCTTGACCCGAAATTGCTTGACGAGCCATTTAATAAGATACTCGAAGGTATTAAGGAAATCCAGCAAATGATGAAGGATAGTTTCGAAATGTAAAAAAAAGAGGAAACGAATAAAATCGTCGGATGTACGTACTGCTATATCCGGAAGATGTTTTATCATATTTTTCTATTTTAAACAAATGGTTAAAAAAATGATATATAAAAATAAAAATATTTATGATACAACTTTCCTTGTTGATCGATGGAAATTACATGCTTTATCGTTCTGTTTTTATTCTACACAGATTAAAAACTTTATACGGTGATTTAGAAACACTTCTATTAAATGATTACAATAATATATCAAATGCCTATCCTTATCAATTGATTTATTTCATCTCAGATAGTAAAAAATCTTGGAGAAAAACCTATTATTCTGAATATAAGGGCAAAAGAAAAAAGGAAGAAAAAATAGATTGGGATTTTGTTTTTGATACATTTGACAAATTCAAGGAAAATATTAAACACAGACATAATTGTCTTCTTTATCAAATAGATCCTTTTGAAGGTGATGATCTTATTGCTCATATCATAAAAGAAACAAATAAAGAAGGTCGTTCAAATTTAATTATATCAAACGACAGTGACTTACATCAACTCTTAAAATTTAACACAACTGATAATTATATTAATTTAATTTACAATCACAAATTTCAAGATGAGAAATTATTTGTACCTGAAAATTATCAAATATTTTTAAAACATATTGAAGATACAACAGAAGGTGATATTTTTGATCTAAATGATGATATTGATTTTATTAACTATTTTGATAAAATTACAAGTAAGGCAAAAATCGTAGAAGTTAATAGCGAAAAATCATACTTCAAAAAAATAGTTTCTGGTGATAGTGGTGATAATATTCTTAGTGTTGTTAAATTTAACAAAGAAACTAAAGGTATCGGTGATGCTGGTTCTGATGTAGTTTATGCTATGTACAAAAGTAAATTTCCTTCTGAAATTGATTTTGATTCAGATGATTTTATAAAAAATCTAAGCGATATTCTTTCTATTTATAAAAAAAATAAAGAACTTAATTTTAAATCAAAAGTAACTGAAAATATCAAAATGTCCAGAATGCTTACAAGATTAGACGGAAAATATTTACCTGAGGGAATGCACGAACTTCTTTTAAATAGCATTAAAATTTAATATATAGAAGAAAAAAAAAATCTTCTATGAAAGTTAAAAGATTCTCAGAGGCTTGGACTCAAGCATTTGGGCATGGTGGATATAATGATGATGACGATCGATTAGTCAAGACTAGATCCAAAAATTTATCTAAAAAAGTCTTTAAGTTTATTGAAAATTTATATGATTCGGTTAATTATGAAATAATAAATTATATTTGTGATCTTGCTGAGGAATCTGGTCATGATGAATATAATTTAAAAAAAACAGATTTCATAAAATTAGCAGAATCAAAAAACTTAAATAAATTAAAAGAATACGAATTAAACGCCATTGAAATATCAAAAAAAGAAGAAGAATTAAAGAAACTTAATGAAAAGAATGAATTTTTATATCAGGAAGCTTCAAGCGAATTAGTTTATAGTTTTCAAGAGTTTTTATTAGAAAATGATTTCGATTCTTTTTACAAATATTTTATGGTAGAAAGTGATGATATACATCCTGACATACTCACAAAATATAAAGAAGAAATTAAATTAAAGGTAGAAGCAAAAAAATATAATTTATAAAACGACTTTTATCTTTTTACTACCGTTTTCAAAATTTTTATTCCAAACTGTTCTAGTCTTATCATTTTCAAAATCATCAAAAGGTACCCATACTTGTTTCTTTTTTGGTGAATAACCATCTACATCTACTTTTGTATAACCTTTTGCTTTAATTTCTGATTTACCACTTTCAGTTTTAACTATCTTAAAATCGGTTATTAATGTCTTAGGATTATCTTTTAAGTCTCTTAAAATAATCTTATAATCAACATTTACAAATTTAGCACTTTGTTCTAAAACGAAATCATTATACTTTTTCATATCTCCTATATATAAAAAATTTGCGGAAAAACTTTTTATTTTTGCGGAAAAAGTTTAATTTTATTCAAAATTAAAAATCAACTGACATTTTGACAAAATAATTAAAACAAACTGACAAAAATTCAATAAAAGTGTATTGGCATAGAAGTTGATAATATCTCACTAAAAATAAATGAAAGGAGAAAAAATATGAACAGTAACAAAAATTTAATTCCAAGATTTGAAAGTCCCTTCTTTGATTTTGCGAGAAGGCTTTTTGATGGTGATAATTATTTACCATTTTTTGAATCAAAAGGTACTCTTGCCTTATCAAACATTCTAGATAATGGTAATGAATATGTTGTTGAACTATCAACACCAGGTTTCAAGAAAGAAGACATTAAAATCGAATTAGATAATGATATCTTAACAATTTCTTCAAGTATTGAAGATAAGAAAGAAGAAAAAGATAAAGGTTATTATCGCAGAGAATTTCATAAATCAAGTTTTGAAAGAAGTTTTTCTTTACCAAAATCTGCTGATAAAAATAAAATTTCAGCAACAATGAATGATGGAATTCTAACAGTTACAATTCCTAAAATCAAGGAAGAAAAGAAAACTGAGAATATTCAGATTAAGATCAAATAAAAAAAAGAGCCGAAAGGCTCTTTTTTATTTTATAACTCCTCAGATGGACTTATATCTTCTGATCGTTTCTTATCATATTTATTAACTTTTTTTATCCAAGTATCAAATTCCTCAATCAAGAATTTTTCCATAACTTCCTTATATTTCTTATAAAGAATTTCTTCTACATTAAATTCTCTTTGCTCGATAAATATATGTTCATTAA